TACGTTCTAACATCAGATGCAACTGCCACACTATTTGAAGATAGATTTGAGAATCTGCTTTCTGGATGGGCATTAGAACTATCTATTGAGATTCCTAATACAGATATGAGACTTATAAATTCAACAGGAGACGGTTGTAGGTAATGGATATTAGATTCAAAAATACAGAGGACTATATAAAATCATTTGCCGAAAGCAAACTGGTTCAGTATTTCCTTGAGTCGTATGAGACTGTAAGAAGCAGAGGTTATGGCGGAAGTTCTCAGGTTCGCTCTAGTGGTGCAGGTGGTGAGTCTTTAAATGTAAGGGTAGAAAACAAAGGTCTTGATATAAACTTATATGGCAATTCTTACCTAGAAGCTGTTGACGAAGGAACAGCACCATTCTCACCTCCACCAGAAGCGATAATAAACTGGTTAAAAACAAAGCCAGTTACACTTACAGACTTTAAGACAGGTGAAGAAATAGATAGAACTCCAGCTAACCTAAGAAGTGTTGCGTACAAAATAGGTGAAGCTATATCACTTAGAGGTATTGCACCAGCAAACTACATAAAAGAAGTTGTAGAAAGAGGTTTTGATGAGATATTAAACGGAATTACAGAACCACTAGGTAAAGATGTAAAAGAAAAACTAGATACAATATTAACAAAAGTAGGTTATGTCAAGAAAGGAGATAACTGGGTATTGAAAACAAAATAGAAAACTATGGCAAAATTATTATTACGTTCACCTCAGTACAAAACTGTGAGTAGTGGAGCTTCTGCAAAGCTAACTATAACTATTGATGGTACGCTTAGATACACAATAATCAAAAACGCTATAAACAGTAGAGTTGTATTTGAAATATCAGAACTGTGTAGGGATTACATAGAACACTCTTTTACTCAATCTAACTCATCAGAAACAATAACCATTACCACACAAAGGTTTTCATATACTGAAGCTAATGGCGGAGGTACAGAAACTTCGTTAGACCCAACCCCAGTCACAGATATAGGATATGATGGCTATGGATTATTTACAGGTAGTGTAAATCCAACAATAGAGTCAGTCACAGGAACAACTTTAGGTACGGCTTTGCAAACCAACACAGATATTTATTTACCTCCTAGTACTGCTTCTTACATACCTGTAAGTTATGGAGATACTAAATTTGAAACGTCAGCCTTAGCAACAGACGGCACAAAATATTATGTTGGCTCGCCTTTAAGGACTTTTACAATACATACAATCTGCGACCCAAAGTTTGGTTCATCTAAGATTACCTTTCTAAATAGATTCGGTGCGTTACAGGAGATGTACTTCTTCCATAAGTCCTCAGAAGATATAACCACGACTAGCGAGAGTTATAAGAGAAATATATTTGATTACGCTAACACTAATTACAGCAGTACTGACCATCAGATGCAGAAGTTTAATACTAATGCCACAAAGAAAACAACACTAAACACGCCTTTTGTTACAGAGCAATTCAATGAAGCAATAGAAGAGTTAATGCTTAGTGAGTATGTATGGCTAACTCAAGGAAGTATAACGCACCCTGTTACACCATCTACGAAATCACTAAGATTCAAAACATCTGTAAACGACAAGTTAGTTCAATACACTATTGAGTTTGACCATACTTCAAGTGTGATAAACAATGTTAGATAATGAATAAAGTTTTATTGTACATAAAGGATTCTGATGGCACTTTTCAAGAGGTTGACCTGTTTGAGGATGAAACTATAACCGTAACATCTAAGATACAAGATATACGAGATGTAGCTAAAATATTTACTGACTTCTCTCAATCATTTACACTTCCAGCGTCAAAGAAGAACAATAAGATATTTAAGCACTTCTACAACTACAACATATCAGAAGGTGCGTTTGATGCCAGAAAAAAGGTTGATGCGATAATAGACGTGAATTATATACCTTTTAGAGAAGGAAAGATATTCCTTAATGGTGTTAAAATGAAGGACAACGCACCGTTTTCATACAACATAACATTCTTTGGAGATACAGTAAATCTAAAGGATGCATTAGGAGATGATGAGCTGAGTGTCCTTGACTTATCGGCATTTGACCACGATTATGATTCAGATGCAGTAGAGACGGGTCTCACTACTGGTTATTTCTCCGATTCAATAATATACCCTCTTATAACGCACACTAAAAGACTATACTTTAACTCCGACACTAACCACAACTCCGATACTCTTATAGGGGATTTGTCTTATCATAACGGGTCTGTAAACGAAGAGGTTGCATTAACATTTGATGACTTAAAACCAGCTATAAAGGTAACTGACATAATTAATGCTATTGAGGCAAAATCTTCTTACGGATTGACATTTGCGTCTGGTTCTGCTAACAACTTCTTTGAGAGTACCGCTATAAGCAATCTGTATCTTTGGTTAAGTAAAACAAAAGGTATTTTAGGTGGTGGTAGTGGAGAATCTACTAAGGTTCTTGGGACTTGGTCTCCAACACCAAATACAGACCTTGTTTGGGATGTTGATATTTCAAACGGACAGAATTTATCTTTAGACTCGCAATACTTTCTTTATCCACAAGCAAATGTTAAATCAACAGTAACAATTACTCCTAATAGTAGTCCTGCTTCTAATCTTGATATTGAATATGACATAGAGATGCTTTTAGATGGAGCAGTTGTATCTACCGTATCAGGAGTAAAAGGAACAAATGCACTTATACACACAGAAACCGCAGGAGATTTAATACAACAGTCATCAGTAGTAACTTTTAGGGTGAAATCAAAACAGGTTCTTGTATTTACACCATTCTTAAAAACAGAAGTTACTGGCTCTGGTTTAAATGATAGAGGAGATTATACTTGTCCTCAGCAAAGCATAGTTTCATCTATAATAGTTTCTGACCAAATGCCAAAGATGAAAGTAATAGACTTTTTGACTGGGCTATTTAAGTTATTCAATCTTACCGCATTTATAGAACAAGATAGAAATGATGCTAATTACGGCAAGATTAAAGTGGTAACTCTTGATGACTTTTATGACGCATCATCATCTACTACATTTGATGTTACTAAATATGTTCATTCATCTGAAACCGATATTGAATCCACCATACCATTTAGCGAAATAGACTTTGAATACAAAGAAGGCAAGACACTTCTAATGAAGCAACACAAAGAAGCCTTCAATGATGAATTTGGAAATGAAGAGTTTATGCCAACGGGCGTAGATAGAGGTAAACCATATAAAGTTAGCGTTCCGTTTGAGCATTTTAAGTTTGAGCGATTGATTGATGAGAACTCATCTGGTATAGGTAAAACTCAAATACAATGGGGATATTCAGCAGGAGAAAACTTTAAGCCAATAGAGAATCCCAAGACAGGTCAACCATCTGCTAATTACGAACCTGTTCTTACAGCACCAATGCTTTTTTATGGTATTAGGATAACTAATATTACAGACGGTGAGGGTATAAACTTTAACGGCACTACCCACGATGATTTACTCAACTACTGGAAACCCTCTAATACAAACGAAACTGGTACTAACGATATAGATGAATATACCGAGAACGGAACTACAACGTCAACATCAAGTGGTAAACTTGTAGATAGTGGTAAGACATTTACTACAAGCATCACTCAAAATAGCGATGGTAACTACGATAACTATTTTGTAAAGAATACTGATGATACTACATTAACTAAAATAACTGCTGTTGATAGCGACACTACACTTTCTTTAGCTGACGATATATTCATTAGTGGAGAAGATTACATTATATATAAAGCACCAGAATATACATTGAACTTTGATAACGAAATTGATGAGTGGAGTTTTACCGATTATGGCGGTCAATCTAATTCCTTGTTCAAGAACTTTTATAAAACATACATAGAAGATGCGTTCAATGCCAAGAAAAGAATATTTAAGTTAACGGCACAATTACCAAACAGAGTATTACTTAACTATAAATTGAATGATAGGTTTCAGGTTGGAGATAAAGTATTCACTATAAATTCAATCAACACAAACCTAAGAACAGGTGAGTCTGAACTAGAATTACTAAACGTATTATGATAAAGCAGATTATAGATTTATTGCAAGTATCTGATTGGTATGGCATATCTCATAACATAGACATTGCCAAAGGAATGTATAAGGGATGTTCTAATTGGGATGATGTGAAAAAACAAGTAAAAAGAGTGAAACAATCTAAAGCATACAAGAATGGCTGAACAAAAGATACTCATATCAATAAAGATTAACGATAGGGAGGCTGCCAACACCCAGAAGCAATTAAAGGTTACTAAAGACAACTTTCACAGCCTTACTGATGCTGAAAAGAAAAAAATCATTGCAGATAAGCAATTAGCTTTATCAGCCAAAGCGGTAGATAAATCTCTTACGCAACAAGCAGCAGCAGCAAACGCAGCAGCAGCAGCAACAGATAAGATGAGAGCAACCTCTGGTCTAAACAATGCTATTATAATGGAAAGTAGCCGACTTGCTTCTGATGCGAGTTTTGGTTTTACAGCAATAGCAAACAACTTATCGCAATTAGTAAACCTGTTCCAAATGAACGTGAAAGCAACTGGTTCTTTTACTTCAGCAATATCAGGTCTTTTCACCGCACAGGCAGCGGTTCTTATTGGAATACAGCTATTAATAACTTACGGAGATAGATTAGCTAAAGCAATCATGGATGCTGCAAATTCAAGTTCAATATTAAATGATACGTTTAAGGATTTAGGCGGTGAGGTTTCTTCTTCTGCTGGAAATTTTGAAACGTATATAAAAATACTTCAGGATTCAAATAGGTCTCAAGAACAGCAGAATATAGCCGTTGAGAAACTTAAAGAAGAGTTTCCAGAATACATAACACAGTTAGACGAAGCGGGGGTTTCTCTTCAGGATGTAGCTAAAAACACAAAAGAGGCAAAAAAACAAAACGATAATTATAGAGATTCTTTAATTCAGTTAGGAATGTCTCGTGCTGCTCAAACTAAAATTGAAGAGCTTTCTGCTGAAAGACTAAATCTTGTTGAAGAAAGAAGAAAGTATTTGAGGGCGCAAGGAATTGTAGATGAAGAGGATGCAAAAAAAGAGATTAACAGGATAAATGAGCAATATGGTGATGAGTTTATAGAATATGATAAAGAGTACAAAAAAATTATAGACACAACAGACAGGGTAACTCAACAAGCACTCTTAAGGAGGTTAGAACAGTCTAATATAGGCAAACTAAAATCAAGAAGGGATTTTCTAGCAGCACAAAAAGGGTTTAACGAAGAAGAAATTAAGGAGCTAGATGAACAAATTAAACAATTTTCTGAATATAGAATATTATCAAATAAAAACGAAGAAGAAGAAGCTAAAAAAAGAAATCGTATATTTAAAGCAGCAGACCTTGACTTTGAGAAAGAAACGCAGAAGTCAAGAGAGAGATTACTCAAGGGCTTTATAAAAGATGAAAAACTACAAATCAAAATTAAGTTTGATGGTATTAGAGAAAGGGCAAGATTAAAGCGAACTGAGTTTGAACAAGACCAACAAAGAAGATTAGATGAGTTTCTTGCCGTTGAAGAAGACGAAAATAAAAGATTAGATGCCCAAAAGAGGTTTGATAATGAAGTTGCTAAATCTAAAGAGTCTTTAACTAAATATATAAATCAACTTAATGCAGAGCAGTTAGTAGCCACAGGTAATTTAACAATAGAACAGTCTCAGAAGATAATAGATGCCGATAGAGAGTTACAATATAAGTTACAGGAAAACGACCAAAGAGCAGCAGACCAAGAAGTTTTAAATGAGGGTATAAAATCTGGAAGGTTATTTGATTTAAAGAATCAGCAGCTTGAAAAAGAGAGGGTAAGACTCGAAACGCAACTTGAAAATGAAAAGTTAACCTTTCAAGATAGAATGAGCCTTCAAGACCAGTTAACTGATGTTGAACAACAACAGACTGACGCTAGAATAAAAATGGCAGAACTTGAGGCTAAATCAAAAATGCAGTTATTAGACGTAACCGCAAATGCTTTAAGTTCTTTCAGTAAACTGGCAGGCAAAGAAACTGTTGCTGGTAAAGCCCTTGCTGTTGCCTCAACCTTAATGTCCACATATAGTGCTGGTCAAAAAGCGTATGAATCCCAGTTTTTACCTATTCCAACAACAAGCTCTCCAATAAGGGGTACGATAGCAAAAATAGCTGCTTATGCAAGTGGTTTTGCGAGTGTAAAAGAAATATTAAAAGTAAAAACACCTGCTGGTTCTGGTAGTACTAGTTCTGGGGCTGCTGCTGCTTCAAGAACAATTCAAGCACCAGACTTTAATGTTGTTGGCGCATCACAGACATCGCAACTAGCACAAACTGTTGCTGGAGAACAGGCAAAGCCAGTAAAAGCATTCGTAGTAGGAAAAGACATTTCAACACAACAAGAATTAGATAGAAATATAACAAACACCGCATCATTCGGTTAATTCAATAGTATGAAGGTAATAGAATTATTTATAGACGAAGAAGGAGAGTTCTCAGGTATTGACGCTATATCAATCGTAGAGCAACCAGCCATAGAAGAGAACTTTGTAGCTCTGAAAGAAGAAATAAAAGTTGAGCTTGCAGACGTGGACAAGGACAAGCGTATTCTTATGGGTGCTGCACTTATACCGAACAAGAAAATATATAGAAGAGACAAAGAGGATGAATATTATATATACTTCTCTGAAGATACAGTCAGAAGAGCATCAGAGTTATTCTTGATGAAGGGAAATCAAAACAAATCAACTCTTGAGCATCAGGCACAACTATCAGGAATGTCTGTTGTAGAGTCTTGGATAATAGAGGATGAGCAGTATGACAAGTCTCGTAAGTATGGACTAAATATGCCAGTTGGTACTTGGATGGTATCAATGAAAGTAAACAATGAAGATGTTTGGCAAGACTACGTTAAGACAGGTAAGGTAAAAGGGTTCTCAATAGAGGGTTACTTTACCGATAAGGTTGCTATGTCAATGATTCAGAAAGAGAATGATGCTGCTGAAGTATTATTGGAGATTGCTGATAGCATTGAAGCTGGAAAGTTAAACCTAAAAACATACGGAGACTACGGAAGTGGTGTTAGAAATAACGCCAAGAGAGGTATTGAACTAAACAAGAAGGTGAATAACCGTTGCGCCACCTCTGTGGGGAAAATAAGAGCGCAGCAGCTCAGTAGAGGTGAAAAACTAAGTGTCTCCACGATTAAGAGGATGTACTCATATCTTTCAAGGGCTGAAACATACTATGATGCAGGCGATTCTAAGGCTTGTGGCACAATTTCATACCTATTATGGGGCGGAAAGGCTGGTTTAGCTTGGAGTAGAGGTAAATTAAGAGAATTAGGAGAATTAAACCTATCTGAACTGGATTTAGCGTCTAAAGAGATAGATGGTAGGCTTGCTTACGATACAAAAGAAGAGGCGCTAAGAATTGCAAAGGATATTGGGTGTGAAGGGTTTCATGTACATAATGTCGAGGGTAAAGATTGGTATATGCCCTGTAAAGAACACAAATTAGCTGAATACGATGACAAAGGAAGAATTAGAAGAAGCAAGAAAGCTCCAAATTCCGATACTCCAAATCCTAATCCAAAACGAGGAAGTAAACGCAATCCAAAGGGTGCTGCTGGGAAGTCAAGGGGAGTTACTGTACCCGACAGAGTCTTAAAGTCGTTACAGAAGAAAGCTAATGACTTCAATGAGAAGTATAAATCTAAAAAGGGATATGGAACTACTGTTGGACAACTTAAATCTGTGTATCAGCGAGGAGTTGGTGCTTTCCAAACGTCTCACAGCCCTAACGTAAAGTCAGCAGAGCAATGGGCGCAAGCTAGAGTAAACGCTTATATATACCTTTTAAAGAACGGTAGACCGCAAAATGCTAAGTACACTACTGACTACGATTTATTGCCAAAGAAACATCCTAAATCAAGTAAGAAATGAAAAGTAAAGAAACCGTAGGACAACAAGTACCATCAAACTCAAGAAGAGCTTGCTTATGCAAGGATGGGAGAACATACTCAAGGAGATGCTGTGATGGCACTCTTAGAAGTCAGGGCATAGGAAAAATAAATGCCTAAAAATCTAACAGTACGTTAAGTACTTGTTATTTATCTATAACTATAACTGTTAATTAACATAATATGGAGAGTAAAGCTACAAACATTCTAAATGATATTATGCAAAAACTTTCTGCTATTAGTGAGCCAGAAACTAAAAAGGTTGAGAACATTGAAGTTGCAACCGAAGAAGTTAATGGGTCTCCAGAAGTAGAAGAAGTTGCATTATCTGAGGATTCTGTTGAAGAAGTTGCTACTGAAAAAGTAGAGACTGCTCCTGAAGCTGAATCAACTGAAGAGGTTGAACTAGCTGAAGAATCTGAAGAAGATAAAGAAGCTATTGAAGCCGAAGAAGATGAGGCAGAAGAGCTAGAAGAAGATTATGTATCTAAACAGGACTTCGATTCTAAAATCGCAGAACTTGAGGATATGATTAAATCTATTAAGGAAGATATGATGGTAGAGTATGACAAGGTAGAGGCTGAAAAAGCTGAACTATCTTCTCAAGTCAAAAAGCTATCTGCTGAACCAGCAGCCGAGCCAATCGCACACGCACCATCACAAAAAACAGAACAAAAAGAGGTGATTAAATTCGGTCAGAATCGCCCTGCTAATACACTTGACCGAGTATTTTCTAAATTAAACTAACAAACAAAAAAGATGAGTACAAGAAATATTCAACTAGACGCAGACAATTCATTAAATAGTCTGACTACAACCTACGCTGGTGAGTTTGCAGGGAAATATATCTCGGCAGCTCTTTTGAGTGGTAAAACTCTTGCTGAAGGAGCTATCACAATAAAGCCAAACGTAAAGTATAAAGAAGTAATCAAAAAAGTTGCTTCTACTGACCTAATCACCGATGCTACTTGTGATTTCACAATTGATGCTGACGTTCTTACATTAACTGAGCGTATTCTTCAACCAGAAGAGTTCCAAGTTAACTTACAACTATGTAAAAAAGATTTCCGTTCTGACTGGGAAGCTGTACAAATGGGATATTCTACATTTGACAACCTACCTCCAGCATTTTCTGATTTCTTATTAGGACATGTTGCTGCTAAAGTTGCTGAGAAAACTGAGCAAAACATCTGGGGTGGTGTAAACGCTACTGCTGGTGAGTTTGACGGTTTTACAACTTTGATGGCTGCTGATGGAGATGTAAACGATGCTGCTAACGGAGCTGAAACTTCTTTCACATCAGGAAACATTGATACACTTTTAGGCAACGTGGTTGACGCACTTCCTTCTGCTGTTTACGGTAAAGATGACTTGACAATATATGTGCCTACAATTGCATATCAAGCGTATATCCGTTCATTGGGAGGCTTTGGAGCGCAAGGATTAGGTGCTTCTGGTACAGATAGTAAAGGTTCACAATGGTATAACATGGGCAATGCTCTTAGCTTTGAGGGAATCAAAATACAGCTTGCTACTGGAATGCCATCAGACCACATCGTAGCTGGACAGGCATCTAACTTGTTCTTTGGAACAGGATTGCTTGCTGACCACAACGAAGTAAAAGTTATAGACATGCAAGATATTGACGGAAGTCAAAATGTTCGTGTCGTAATGAGGTTTACTTCTGGTGTACAGTATGGTATTGGTTCTGACCTTGCCCTTCTTACTTTAGCATAATAATTGTTTAACTTAAAAGGGTGGTTAACGCTGCCCTTTTCACTAAAAAAAAATATAAATAATGCCTTGTAATTTAACTGGAGGAAGATTAAGACCTTGTAAAGATGCCGTAGGTGGTATAAAAAAGATTCACTTTGTAGATTTTGGAGCTATGGGAGCTATGTCTTATGGAAGTGATGATGAAATAACTGATTTGGTAACAGCAAGTACTTTCGATTATTATACCTACGATGTTAAAGGTAACTCTTCCTTAGAAACAAATATTACATCCTCTATGGAGAATGGAACAACATTCTTTGAACAGGTTGTAAACTTAACACTATTTAAACTAACTAAAGAGGATAATAAAGAGTTAAAACTTATAGCGTATGGTAGACCACACGTTGTTGTTCAAACTTTTGATGATAAATTCTTGTTAGTTGGTTCTGATAATGGTGCTGACGTAACTGGTGGTACTGCTGTAACAGGTACTGCTATGGGAGACTTAAATGGCTACACACTTACATTAACCGCAAACGAACTTCGTATGCCATCCTTTATTGATGGTGCTACTGATGCAAATCCATTTGCAGGTTTAAGTAATGCTACTGCTACTGAAGGAACTCAGAGAGACCCTTTATAGATTTAATAGGGGTATAAATTTAAAAGGGGGCTTAATTGCCCCTTTTTTTGTATCTTTGAAACAAATAAAGTCATTGTTATTACTTTAGTATGCGTGTATTAACAACATCTACAAGCGACCAGACTATTAAGATTGCTGCAAGAAGAGACGTAGTAGGCACTCTTAGTCTTGAGGTTACAAACAAGTCCACAAGAAAGACTGACTCCTATAGCTCTAGCGTTGAGTGGCAGGAATACAATGTAGCTTGGGAAAACTCAGATGTTAGCTGGGAATCAGGCGGTTTCACATCATCTCAAGGAGATATATTCTTAGAGATAACAAATCAGTATGCGCTTAAAGAGGGTAATTACTATACGTTGAAGTTAATTGATGACAACGGTGAATTATATAGAGACGTTGTATATTGTACAGACCAAACTGATTACGATAAGTACAATCCTAATAAGAATAAATACACACAAGAGAGTAGCTTTGATGATAGCTATATTATATTATGAAAGACGAAAGCACAATACATATTGTACAGTTAGGTTCTTACTCTAAACCAGAGGTAAAGGAATACTATAACGAGGATTGGGTATCTTACGGAGATGATAATGATTATTTTAATTATCTTATAGATAGATACAACGGAAGTCCTACTAATAACGCTGCTATCAATGGCATATCTGAAATGATTTATGGAAGAGGTCTTGATGCAACTGATAGTAAAGAAAAGGAATCGGACTATAAAGAAATGAAGGAGCTTCTTAACAAGAATGTTATTAAGCGCATAACCCATGATTACAAAATGATGGGTCAGGCTGCTCTTCAAGTTATATACACCAAAGACCGCTCTAAAATTGCTAAGGTGGCACACATACCAGTAGAGACGTTAAGAGCCGAGAAATGCAACTCTAAAGGCGAAATAGAGGGGTATTTCTATCATAGTGATTGGTCTAAATACAGGTCAAGTGATAAACTCACAAGAATACCTGCTTTTGGCACTTCAAAACAATCTATTGAGATATTATACATAAAGCCATATAGAGCTGGTTACAAATACTATTCTCCAGTAGATTATCAAGGAGGGCTTCAATATGCCGAATTAGAAGAAGAGATTGCCAACTATCACATAAATAATATTCAGAACGGACTTTCTCCAAGTATGCTTATTAACTTTAACAATGGTACTCCAGATGCAGAGCAAAGGGATGCTATTGAAACAAGCATAATGAATAAGTTTAGCGGTAGTTCTAACGCAGGTCGTTTTATACTAGCGTTTAACGATAGTAAAGAGCTTGCAGCTACTATTGAGCCAGTACAGCTATCAGATGCCCACCAGCAGTATCAATTCTTATCAGATGAGAGTATGCGTAAGGTGATGGTATCACACCGTATAGTATCACCTATGCTTGTAGGCATAAAAGACAATACAGGTCTTGGGAATAACGCAGAAGAATTACAAACTGCTTCTGTTCTTATGGACAACACAGTTATAAGACCAATGCAGGTTACAATACTTGATGAGCTTGAGAAGATACTTGAGTACAACGGAATAAATCTTGATATCTATTTTAAGACGCTACAACCCCTTGAATTTACTGACTTGACTAACGCTATAAGCGAAGCCGAGATAGAGAAGGAAACAGGCGTTAAAAAGGATATAGAAGAGGAAGTCAAGGAAAAGGTAGAGGAACAAATTGAAAATGTAGAATAAAATGCCATCAGCACTATTTATAAAAAGAAGCGACCTAATAAACAATACGGCACTTAGCGGTAATATAGATACTGATAAATTTATTCAGTTTATTAAGATAGCGCAGGATATACACGTTCAGAACTATGTGGGTTCAGATTTGTACGACAAAATATCAAGTGATATTATAGATGGTACATTATCTGGAGACTATTTGAATTTAGTGAACGATTACATACAACCCATGCTTATTCACTTTGCCATGACTGAGTATTTGCCCTTTGCAGCATACACCATTGCTAATGGCTCTGTTTATAAAAAGGGAGCTGAGAATAGCACTATTGTAAATAAGGAGGAGATTGATTCTTTAATTGCAAAGGAGAGAGATTATGCCGAGTATTACACACAGAGATTTATAGATTACATGAGCTTTAATGCTCCAAGTAAATTTCCTGAGTATTACAGTAGCAATAATGAAGATGTTACACCAGATAAAAATGCCTTGTTTAACGGATGGATGCTGTAAGTAAATACAAACCTAAGAAAGATAACGAAAACAAATTGAAGTGTTACTTAAATACTAATACTTCTGGTAATAAAGAAAAAAAGATAAATAATGGCAAGTTTAACAGGCAATAAGATAAAGGACACTTACAAGGGTCTGATAAAGACTACTGATAACGCTGAATTAGGCGCAACTGCAAAAGAGCTTACTGATGGTAACGGTAATGGCTCTGGTGTTACACTAGATAATGCTGGTAATGTAACAGCTACATCTTTTACGGGTGATGGTTCAGGTCTTACTAATCTGCCTAGTGGTGCTGTATCTTCTGTAAACACACAAACAGGCGCAGTTGTTCTTGACACAGATGATATTGGAGAAGGTAGTACTAATCAATACTTTACAACTGTAAGAGCAGTAAACGCAGTTACAGGTGGTAATTTAGATATGAGTAGCTACGATATAACTACCACAGGAAAGATTTACTTTGCTAATGTATTTAGCACAGAAGGAGATTTACCGAGTGCGTCTACATATCATGGTATGTTCGCACACGTTCACGCAACAGGTAAAGCATACTTTGCACATAGTGGTTCTTGGCACAAATTATTAGACGAAGATAGCAGTAACACAGATGACTTATCTGAAGGCAGTACTAATCTTTACTATACAGATGCTAGAGTAAGCGCAAATAGTGCAGTAGCTGCCAACACAGCAAAGACAGGTATAACCACTACACAGGCTGATGATATAGTTGCTAACAATGCTAAAGTAACTCGCAGACCAATTACAGCAGGTGGCAATACTTTAGAAACATCAGAAAGCCTTACGCTCACAGCAGGTAGTAATGTTACAATCACAGAAGCTGATGGTACTGTTACTATCGCTTCAACAGGTGGTGGTGGTGGAAGTGTTGATTTAGGCACATCTACAACTACAACTTCTGTTACAGTAACAAATTCAGGAGGTACAGATGCTACTATAAGCGAAGCAAGTAGTTCAGCAGCAGGTGTTATGTCTACTGCACATCACGATAAACTTGATGGCATAGCAGAAGGAGCAGAAGTAAACCCAACAAACACAGATGGATTAACAGAGGGTTCTAGTAATCTTTACTATACAGAAGCTAGGGTATCTGCGAATACTGATGTAACAGCTAACACAGCTAAAGTAACACGTAGACCTGTTGTAGCAGGCGGTAATACACTTGATACTTCTGAAACACTAACTTTTGCAGCAGGAAGCAACGTAAGTATAACTGAAGCAGCGGGTACAGTAACCATTTCATCATCAGGCGGTTCAGGTGGTGGAGATATTACAGCAGTAACAGCAGGAGATGGTCTAACAGGTGGTGGCACAACAGGAGATGTAACACTAAATGTAGCAGGTGGCACAGGTATTACAGCAAATGCAAATGATATTGCTATTGACTTTACTGACTTTGATACAGATGATATTACAGAAGGTACTACAAACTTGTATTACACAGATGCAAGAGTTTCTGCCAATTCAGCAGTAACAGCTAATACAGCTAAAAATAGTTATCCTACGGCTGATGCTAACAAGTTATCTGGAATAGAGGCTGGCGCAGAAGTTAACCCTACAAATACTGATGGTCTATCAGAAGGGTCTAGCAACCTTTACTATACTGAGGCAAGGGTGTCTGCCAACACTAATGTAGTGGCAAATACAGCTAAGATTAGTTTTGATAGCGCAAGTAGCACTAAACTATCAGGCATAGAAGCAGGAGCTGAAGTAAATACAGTAGATAGTGTGAATGGAGCGACAGGAGCAGTATCTCTTGATACGGCAGACCTTACAGATGTATCTGCTACCGCACCATCTAACGGACAAGTATTACAATATAACAGTACCTCTTCTAATTACGAGCCTGTAACATTAAGTAGTACAGCACCTGTTGATAGTGTAAACAGTCAAACAGGAGAGGTTGTTTTAGACGCTGATGATATTGCTGAAGGCACTACTAACTTGTATTACACAGACGCAAGAGCAGATGCTAGAGTAAACTTACAGACAGGCTCAAACTTAGATTTGTCTAGCAAGAGTACAAGCGATTTAAGTGAGGGTACAAATTTATACTATACTGAAGCAAGGGTTTCGGCTAACACAAGCGTAGCAGCTAATACAGCTAAAACTAGTATGGTACTTGGCACAACAGCAGGTACAGCACTAGAAGGAGATACTGCCTTATTACAATTAGGCACAACATCAACAACAGCTTTAGCAGGTGATACTACAACTATAAGCACCCAACAAGCCTCTGATATTAGTGCTAACAATTTAAAAGTTGGTATCACTACACAGCAGGCATCAGACATTACGGCTAATAACGCAAAAGTAGGCATTACCACACAACAAGCTAGTGATATAACAGCTAACAACGCTAAAGTTAGTATGGTGTTAGGAACGACAGCGGGAACTGCTTTAGAGGGCGATACTCCTTTGCTTCAATTGGGTACTACATCTACAACTGCATTAGCAGGGGATACAGTAATTCCTACTAATAACAACCAACTTACAAACGGAGAAAATTATATAACAGCATCGTCAACTGACACACTAACAAATAAAAGTGGAAGTAATAGTCAATGGACAAATGATGAAAACTACTTAACAGGCAACGAAACGGTAACACTATCAGGAGATATAACAGGAAGTGGTACAACAGCCATTACAGCAAGTATATCAAACAACGCAGTAGGTGCTGATGAATTGAACGTAAGTGGTAATGGTACATCAGGGCAAGTATTAGCTTCTGATGGTGATGGCACTTTCAGTTGGGCGAATGCAGGTGGTTCATACACCCCTAATATTGTATCAGGCGCAACAACAGCATCAAAAGATAATTTATATATCTTTACAGCAAGTGCAACGCTAACATTACCTGCAAGTCCGAGTGGTGGTGATAGCATAAAAGTATCAAATTTAAGTGGTACAACAACTTGCGTATTAGCAAGAAACGGAAGTAATATAATGGCTGATGCATCTGATATGACATTAGATAATCAATATGCCTCTTTTGAATTAATATATGGCGACGCTACTCGTGGATGGGTTGTGGTCGGTGGTAACTAATAAATATAAACAATGAGTAATTACACAACATTTTTCCCATCAGCAACAGGCGGTGGTTCAACAGAAATAACAGACCCTGATAAAATAAACAAAATTACATTGGCAGCTAATAATACAAGTTTCATTGAGGAAATGTTTTATACAAGTACATATACAAGTACTACATCTAATTTAAGTAATTCTGCTAATTGTCCATATCTTGGTACAGGTAATTATTATGGTTTATATGGTAGCGGTGCTGTATCACAAACAACAGACAACACCGAAATAACATTAGCTAACGTAACAAATGGAAGCGGATATTTATGTTGCATTATAACTCCTGTTGGTGGATTAGAAGCAACGCAAGAAATAAAAATTACAGTTGATGGTGGTACTGAAAAAGTTTACAGTTTTGATTATAGTAGCGACCCAGATTGGGATGACATTTACACAAGGCTATTATGGGGATTTGCAGCGTGGGGTTCTGACAGCTCAAGTAATCTTAGCGCTAATCCTGATGGTAATGGAATTTTAGGACTAGGTGGTGCTACAAGGTCAACAGGGAGTACATCATTACCACCACAAGTAAGAGGAACAACAGGAAAGGCTTATTTAAGATTATACAGCGCAAGTGAATTCAAAAATTACAACTTACCAAAATTAAGATTTGAGAGCAGTATATTAGTTAAATGTAAAACAAATGGTATATATAGCACTTCAGGTTATGCGTCAAGTGGTTCAGCAAAATATTATTTAGATAGTCAATTATAGAAATTATGATAATAGAAAACTTAACAAATCCAAACCAAGAGCCACAAGATGGTGATAAACTAAAATACACACATCCAAGTGGCACTATTGAAATAAAAACTTATAACGAACCGCAAGAACCTACACAAGAGGATATTGAAAATGAAGAACGTCAATGGCGGAATAGTGAATTGGGTGGTACTGATTGGATAGTATCCGTAACAGACCATCCTGACCACGCTTCTTATTTAGTGTACAGAGAGGAATTAAGAGATTACCCA